CTGGTCTAGCATTTTTGGCACAAGGCAGACAATGGAAACTACATATCAGTTACAGCAAAGAGGATTTGACACAGTAGAAACAGGCTTAGGTAGTAGTAGGGTAGTTAGAGAATTTATGTATCACCCAGACGATATAAAAAATCTAAAAATCGGCAAGGGGTATTTTCTATCAAAAGACATGGATTTTCATTGTAAGCTAGATATAAATAAACCATTTTAAGGGGTATGACATGAAAGAAAAATTATTGAAGCTATGGCAAGAGTGTAAGCCACATATAACAAGATTGCTAGAATTTCTTGACTTGAACAAACTATATATGCTCTGGTTTATTGTAAATGTTTTTCTTTCAGCTTTTATTTTACTGCCATTCTTTAAAGATTTTGGCAGTGCCTTTGCAATAAGCATAGCATTTTATATGATAACAATATATGTGGCTTATTTTGCAGGTGATGAAATAATAAAGCTACTGGAAAACATTCGACCTATAGAAACCAAGAAAGAAATTGAACAGCTTATACCTATTTTTGAAGATTTATATGCCGATATAAAGGAAGTAATCCCAGACTTACCAAAAATAGAGCTGCATATAATAGACCAAATGACAGTAAATGCCTGTGCTGTGGGTAATAATACTGTAGCTGTAACATATGGAGCAATAAACACATTTTCAGAGGACGAACTAAGGGGCGTAATAGCCCATGAAATCGGGCATATTTATAACGGAAACACAAAAGCGGTTATTTGGAACACTGTAGGCAGTGGTGTAATAACTATATATGTTTTTCTGGTGCGGTATTTATTTAAAATACTTTTTAATATGAGTGAGCCAATACAGGGTCAAACAAGCGGAATTCTATTTTTTATCTTAAACTTATTTTACCGCATATTTAATTTTACAGTAAAATGCCTTTTATTTTTAGGAAATCTAATACTTTCAGGCAACAGCCGAATGGCAGAATATGAAGCCGACAAATTCGCTTTTGATGTTGGATATGGTGAAGAAATTACAGGATCATTATATACTCTGCAAAAAATAAGCCTAAGCCCAGAAGCTACACTTGTTGAGCGTATGCAGGCAAGCCACCCAAGAATAAGCAAACGTATTGCCGAAATGGAAAGCTTAATTGATAATAAAGAGCCATATTTTGCGGTAGAGCAGTAAAAAAATCACAAAAATAATACATTTTATTATTTTTGTGGTATACTATATATATAAAGAAAGAGAAAATGGAGGTGTTTTTCATATGTTATATCCATATATAACTTTAGGTGATGGAACAGAAATATTGCATACACAAGTTTTTGAAGAAGATGGAATAGAAAAAGTAGAAGTGCAATTTGAAAAGCCTATTGAAGAAGGTTTCAAAAGTGCAAGATGTATTCTTCCTACTTATGAATGGATAAAATTAGATAATTGTTCAGAGGAAGATATAAAATTTTATACGCAAATAGTGGAAAGCAATGCACATTTATTTTATAAGTATGGAAAAATTGGAGGTATTGAAAGTTGCCTAGTATCTTAGTAATTTTGGGTTATAAAATATATTTTTGGTCAAATGAAAACAATGAGCCAATTCATATACACATATCTAAGGGAAATCCAACGATAAACAGTACAAAAGTATGGTTAACAAAATCAGGACGGATGTATTCTTGCAAATAACAATGGACGTATACCACAAAAACAATTGAATGTCCTGTTAGAAGTAGTGTCTGAACATTATTTCTTAATATGTAAAGAATGGAAAGAATATTTCAAAAATGATGACTTAAAATTTTATTGCTGATATAAAAATAGCCACAATATGCGATATCCCCTTAGTTGACGAGTTGCAGACTAAGAAAAAAGATGACTGGTTTTGCCCTAAAGCAAAAGTAGTCATCTTTTTTTTGTGGATGCGTATGATGGGGACTTGGGGGATGGGGGAATTTTTTCGTTTTTTTCTAAAAAGGCATTGAAATCTAAAGTGGGATAAGCTATAATATTAGCAACAGTTCAAAGAGGTTTTGGAAGTCTGCAACCATGCAAGTAGAGGGATTTGTTTGTTCTAACAAAGACAAGCCATTTCTAAAAACAGCGTAACAGCAGACAGAACAAGCACTTTAAACAGTTTGTCAATCGAATATTTTTTAATTTTGGCTAAGGTATCGGAGCATTTAAACTTTGACTCTGGCATTCGGCGGTTCGAATCCTCCCAGCCCAGCCAAAAAATTGGAAGTAAAATGGCTGTAAGTCGCACAGCGACTCTGACTCTGTTTGTCTGGGTTCAAATCCTAGATCCGCAGCCAACTCCAAAACCCCTTGAAAACACTAGCTTTTCAAGGGGTTTCGTTATACACAAATTGCTTGTTTTACGTCAATAAAATCACCGTTAATCACTGATAATCACTCTTAATTGTGGGTACAATGGCGGGTACAAAATTAATCCAAGCCACCTAATCAAACAACCGCCTTAAGAAAATCACATATATCAACACCTAGAGCATTTGATATATCAATAGCTATTTGCAGTGACATTTTTGTAGTTTTTAGCTCTCCGTTATCGTATTTTTCTAACGCTACAAGGGACACCCCCGAGCGGCGAGCCAACTCAGCACGCGACATCCCAATTTCTTTGCGCATCCGCTCTATTGGAGATTGGTGGCTTATAGGTCTGTCTATTGGGCTGTTTTGACAATCGCGACCATAGCTTGACAGCTCGCAAGCGGCGCAATGCTCTGCTGATTGATTGGTGCAATATGTAGGTTTTGGTTTAGACATTATCTTATCCCCACTGCTCTGTATACTATGTCATCAATAAGCTTGATTTGGTAACGCGACGCGAAAAAATCCCTAAGCTTTTTGAGCAAATGACCATACAAACGATTAACTTGCGTAGTGCCATAATCGTCAATTGGGGCAGTCCAGTCAGTATCTAAATTCCAGTCATCTGTAGGATTTAAATAAAAAATCCAAGTTCTAAATTCGTCGAAGTCTGCCTCCACTTTGATTTTGTTTGATGGGGTTGTTTTTATTATGATAGATTTACCCTCGTATAAAAATATTGGTCTAGGCATTATCTTTTCTCCTTTTTGTCGTTGTCCTCACTCCAGGCTATCAGCCGCCAACCTTTCCACTGGCTCACGCATTTTTTACGTTTCCCTTGCATAGAGTATTTGATTTTGGATATACCATCCCACGCTTGCATGGGTGTACCGTCTATTAGCTCTGTGTGCTCGCGGAAAAAATGCAGTAGATTGCGGCACTCATATATTACCCCGCTTGGGGACTGTATTGTCCAACATTGCGCGAGATGAAAATCTTCACCCTTTTGCCCCTGAGGCGTTGCTTGATATTTTTTGCGTCCGTCATCAAGTTGTTGTGCCATTATTGGATTTTGAGAGATGTTGAGGCGGTGAAGCAAATGCTCACCCAATTGCCAGAGTTCTCCCGGCGCCACCCTCGGCTCGTCGGTGTCGATTTCCTCAAATGCAGCGTCGATGTCAAAGTCGTCAGGCAAGCCGGCGGGATTGCCCAAAAGCTCCGAAAGGCGGTCAAGCTCGTCCGCCTCAAAGCCTGTCAGTGAGATGTCATCTAACGCGGAAAGCAGGTCGAGGAGCTTCTCCTCGTCCCACTCGCCGCTGATTTTGTTCAGGGCAATATTCAGAGTTTTCGCACGCTCCTCGCTGAGGTCAAGCACCACGCAATCGCACTCAAGCCACCCCAATTCCACCAAGACGGTGAAGCGCTGATGACCGCCGATTATGGTGCCGTCGGCATTGATAATCAAGGGATCGACAAGCCCGAATTCCTCAATGCTCCGCTTGATTTTCTGATATTCCGCGTCCGATGGCGCAAGCGCCTTGCGGGGATTGTACGCCGAGGGCGACAGCTCCGCAAGGCTGCGTTTTTCAACCACCATCACACCCTCACCAAATCCTCAACCTTGAACGCTGTGCAAATGCCCTTGCGGTCGAGGACGGCGCGGGCACCTTTTAGCTCGTCCACGCGGTACTTGCCGCTGTAGACAAACGCCGCAATTTTCTTGCCGTCATAGCTTTTCGCGCCGCTCTTAATGCGCACCGTGTCGCCGACTTTTATAGCCGTTGATGTGACTTTCGCGGGCTGAACAGCCGCGTTTTTGGCAACAGTTGGAGGAGTAACCACAGGTTTCACCACCGGGCTTGTGACGCTTGCCGCCTTTTTCTGCCAACTTTTCAGACGGAACGCGCCGACAATCTTGTCGGTCGCCAAGTTTTTGACGCAAAAACCCGCCTCATTGCCTTTACCGCCCGTGTTGTTTTGGTTTTGCCCAAAAGTGGGTAGGGGGTTTTTGTAGTCGCTATCGGCAAAGGCGATGTGCCCGTAAACACGCCAGTCCTTGCCCCACACAACCACGTCGCCGCGCTTGATTTTTGTCCTGTCGGCGATGAGTTCGAACTCCGTGCCGCCGTTGGTTTTCCGCGCCGAGGGAACACTCCAACAGCCGTGCGCTGCGCCCGTTCCGCCTGTGGAGAGCGTCCGTCCAAGCTGTTGCCACAGCAGTGCCGCGCCGTCCCAACACTGATATCCCGCGTAGTCGTCCACATTGTATGTCTTGCCATTGACCGCTTTGCGGAACGTGTAATAACTCTTGATGTCGACTTTGTACTTTGCCATTTTTTAGTCCCCCAATTCAGGATTCAGGGGTGAGGATTCAGGATACAGGTTTGAAGTTACAACCTCACTCCTGATCCCTGTATCCTGAATCCCTAATTCATGCACTGCGCTCTCGATGAGGGCGTCCAATTCTGCGCTCGAAATGCTTATACCCTTGCTGTTCAGGAAGTCAAGCACAAACTGTTTTTTGTAGCCGCCGCCCTTGCCGTCGTGTAGCTGCTCGGCCGCCTTGACGGCAATCTGCACCCAGTGTTTGAGGCTTTGCAATTGATCCGCGCTGATTTTAGTACGCAGCCAGGGGACGACAAACCCTGTAATCAGCAGACCCGCCAGGGTCAAAATTGCCTGAAAGATTGGGGTCCAGTTTAAGTTTTCCATGGTAATTTTCTCCTTTATTTTGGGATGTTTATTGTTAAATTGCGATTTTTTTCGCAAGAAACAATCTGATTTATGTTATTCCAGAGTTGACATAGTTGTAATATTTGTGTATAATATAGATAACAGGACTCCCCGCACCTCTACTTTTGTATGTGTCCAATGGGGAGACGTTTTTGTCTTTGAAATATTTTGTAGTGGAGGTATCTTTGATGAGAAGCGCAATTGATTTTGCTAAGTATTTCATGAACAAGGGGTTTAATGAAACAACTTTTGATGGTCGTAAAAAACTTCAGAAGTTACTGTTTTTTGCGTACCTTATTCACTTGGCAAGAACTGGAACTCCATTATTTAGTGAGGAAATATTAGCGTTTGAGCATGGATGCGTGGTTGAAGAAGTAAGGAAAGATTATGCACCACTAGTGAATGCAAGTAAAAACTTTAAACCATCATTTGACGAAAGTGAAGATGATACTCTCAAAATAACCTTAGATATTTTTGGAGATGTTTCGGCGTGTGATCTATCGGATATTAACCATAAATTTAATTTTTGGGACGACGCTTATAATGCGTCTAAAAACAACAATAGATATGGAGAATACAATAAATCCAAAGCTGTTATTTCACCTCGAAACATGGAAAACGAGTTAGAACCAATTCGCAATGTGTTGGTTGCATACGAACAAACAAAAAACAACAAAGATGTTATTGAGCAAATTAATGGTATTAAATTTCACATTGACCCTTCTATTGATATTACAGACGAATTTATAAAAAAACTTGAGGATTATACTAAGAATGAGTTAGATGAAACTTCTTATGCTGTTTATTATGATGAAGAGGAGCTTGTAATATATTGAGCTATTCAGTTGGACAGGGCATATTACTACAAGGCAATACATTTAAGGGTGGAACATGTGATAACGGAACTCATCCTTACTTAATTGTTGGTGTGTCAAACACTCATATTGATATTCTTGTTCTATCCTCATCAGCGAATAAACTACATAAACAAGCATATGCTTCCAACTATACTCTAAGAAATTTTAATCCGCCTTTTATAAAACCTAGTTTTGTAAAGTTGGATTCACTACAACAGTTGAAACTTGAAGAACTAAACGCGCTTAAGGTACGCATATGCGCTAAAGGACAAGTTCTGAACCAAACTGAATTGAACTATATTTTGAATAATTATAAACAATTCAACTAGTGCCCGCTATATCTGCTTATATAGTCAACAAGCTAACTAGTATTCTCAATACCCATTTCTTGAATGTAGTCCTCAAGGGCGTGGCGAGTCTTGCGGTGATAGTCTATGCTTTCGTGTGTATCGCCGTTGATTATGCCGTTTTTGGTGAGTTTTTTCGCTATGTTTTCCGTAAGCTTGCTCGTCACAAGCATATGGTGGACAAACAGCTTGTCCAGTTTCAGCTTTTCGTTTTCACGCCGTTCTCTCTCTTTTTCCTTGCGGTGCAAAAAGCCCACTATAGCTGAGCCAACGGGGATAAACGCCGTCCGTGCCGCGCCCAAAATTGTTAGGAAATCCTGCATAATTCAGACGAAACGTCCGAATTTTGAGCAAACGCGGTTACAACATGAAAAAACTTGAGCAAACAATTGATTTGCTTCTGTCAGCCGATGCCATGCCGCCGAAGTATCGCGACCACCCGTTGAGGGGCAATTTTGTCGGCTATCGTGAGTGCCATGTTGACGGCGAGGGCGATTGGTTATTGATTTACAAGAAACACGAGGATTTGCTTGTGCTTGTTTTCACCGCCACTGATAACCCCGTGTTTTACTCAAAAACCTCAACACACTCGGCGCAACCACATAGCTCTCATCCTGAACGGCAGTGGTGCGTTTTAGAGCATCCACCTGCTCCATGAGCTTCACAATGTCAATCTCCCCGCCGCTTTTCACCTCTAGTCTAAAGTGGTACGGCTCCCCGCCGTAGTCGAACCACTCACTGACAGCCGCCCCGCCGTAAATTGCCGTGAGTGCGATGAGCATTCCCGCCGAAGTCGCTCTCAGACAGTGGAGGGCAAAAGCGGTGAGTATACAGCGAACTTTCCGTTCCCTGTCCCACTGAATTTCGTACCAGTCAATGCCCAGAAAGTACGCCAGAGAGTCCAGAACAGCCAGGGGCTGACACTCCAAGGGTTTCCCAAAGGGAAATCAGCAACGCTGCCGACGACCGCTCTTTCAACCGGTTGCCCCAAGCGTGGCACAGGGCGTGAACGTCCCCATCTCCTTTGAGGACACTCGGCAAATTCTGGGACAAATCCCCGTTCCAAATTGTGGTCATTTTTTCCTCCTATGAATTTTTCTCCCTCATCCCTGATTCCTGTATCCTGAATTCATTCTTCCTCAAATCCGCCAAAAACAACATTCTCACCACCCAACCGCGCCACCTGAGTTTTCGTCAAAACCTGATATTCAGGGGCAGTTATCGCTGCCCGTTTTGCCCCTGCCGCCTTGATACGAGCCAACAGCTCATCCCGGTTGATATCCCTGCCGAGCTTTGACGACTGCCACTGAACATAGGCGCTGATTGCTCCCTCTACCGCTTGCGCTGTGTCCTCCCCGCTCACCTCGCCAAAGTGCGGCGCGTACCAAGTCAGGTCGATGTTGTAGTCCACAGCTTGAGGGGCATAAACCTCGACGAAATCCGTGAACCCCCTGTGTTCAGGCAAGCGCAAGTAGTTCTCAACCTGTGCCAAAACCGCCGTGCCGGGGATTTCGCCCCCCTCAAGAAGTACCCACACCCCCACCGTGGCGGGGTCAGTTTTTGCCGCGTGGGAGTCAATCACCGCGCTGTTTGCCTCTTTGGCGAAGAACTCATAGGCAATGCTCGTCCCAGGGGAGAGACGCCCAATGCTCTGGCGGTTTTTAGCCCTGTATTCCTCATCGTCGTCCTCGTCGGCGCCACCTTGTGTCGCCTCAAGGTTGGCGCAGCTCACCGCGTAGGGAAAGGAGTTGGAGATAATATTCAACGCTCCCGCAGGTATGCCGTTCCCTGCCGTACCCGCCGTCTGGCACACCGCCAAAACCTCCACGCTTACCTCACCCGGCGCAATGACCGCCTCTCCCACTGTAGCAAAATACAAATCTGTGCTGTCCCCCGTCACTAGCGTGTCCTTGGGGATTACCACCGTTTGCGCTTGCGCCACGCCGATGGTGAAGCGCATTGTGGTTACCGCCCCCGCCGCCGCGCCCCTGGAGATACAGCGCTTGTCCGATGATGTCCAGAGCTTCCCCAACGGCGTTTTCGGGGAGAGTGTTATTGTACTTGATATTGAGCTCTTCCCGCTGAATGCTCTCCCAATTGACCATCCAGTCCAACAGCAAGCGCAACGGCTCATTGCCCTGGGCACTGTAGCCCGTATACTGCTGAAAATCGTCACAAATCAGCTCCCGAATATGCTCAGGGTCGCTGTTTATAACCGTGA